AATTTAGCGAGCTTGGCTAGCCATGGCTAAACTTACCGCCGCTGCCCGCAAACGGATCCCAAAGTCGAGTTTCGCGATTCCATCCAAGAAACCTGGCTCCGGTTCCTATCCCATCCCTGACAAATCCCATGCTCGCAATGCTCTTGCGCGTGTGAGTCAACACGGCAGCTCAGCCGAAAAAGCTAAGGTCAGAGCCGCAGTCAAAAGAAAATTCCCTGGTATCGGAAAGGACTAAACCTAATGGCGCATCACAAACGCGCAATGGATCACTCACTCGGCGTAGGCGAACCTAACATGAAGCCCACGCACGGCCTGGTCGGACTTCACCCGCCAGACACTGAAGACCCTCACGATTTGCCCGAGGATCACAACGTACCTAACGCTAACGAAATGCGCACGCCCGAGCACGAAGGGCACCTGCGCCGCATCCGCAATAAAGCCCCATCGCCATGAGTAGCCCAATGCCCGCCCTCGGCGGCCCACCGCTCTTTACACCCCTTTACACACGGGTTGACCAACTGAACAAACTCGTCGGCGGCGCGGCCATAACCTATTTCGACCTGATCGGCCTGACTAACTATTCCGGGACCGTGACCAGCGTTACCCCAGGTAAACAGATCGTCATCAATTCACCCAACGGCGGCGGCAGCCTGACCTTTCCACTCGCTCCGATGGATAGCGCTCTGGCCCTCCCGATTGGCGTCATCCACTAGTAATCCTATGGCTAGCTGCGGAAATTTAGGCTCAAACGAGGCTCTCGCGCGTGATAACGAGATCAATAAGATCACGCTGGATCCGGTTTTGCCTGCTCTGGGTGGCCCTGGGCCGATCGAAAACCCGCCCTATGGCCGAAGCCCCGTCCCTAACCGGATAGCGGACGCGATCGCTAATCCCTTGCCAGGTCACGAAGGGCTGGGCGACCGGGCGATCCATCGCCGGCTCCTTTTAGTTCGCAAGCTTTAGGGGAGCTCGTGTGCCTGCCAAAAGTAAGGCGCAGCAGGAAATGATGGGTGCGGATCTAGCCCGCGCCCGTGCCGGGAAACCGACTCGCACCGGCATGAGCGTCAAACAGCTCGAGGACTTTGCCCGGACCAAGCGTAAAGGCCTTCCTCAGCACGTTAAAAAGAAGAAAAAATGATCGTCGCCACGGCGTTCAGTCACACCCCAACCCTTAACCACGAAGGGAAACGTGCGCCGTTCTCTAATGCCCAGCTAGCCGTTAAGTGGTGCGACTGGTGCGCGCGGCTGGGCGGAATCGAAAACACGGAGTTGGTCGTTCTGGTCCCTGACGAGATCACTCTGCCGCCCAGCACCCAGTTCTGGAAAAACGTTTACCGGATCCGGGACCGCTCAACCGCCCAAGGCTGGCCGTACGGGCCGAACAGCGCTTTTTGCCAACTGGCTTGGGCGATGCATTACCGGAAAGGATCCGATGAACCCTGGCTTTTCTGCGAGCCGGATTGCATCCCGTTAAAGAAAAGCTGGCTAGCCGAACTGGAAGACGCCTACCGGCGCGGTGGAAAACCCTTTATGGGAGTGCTCGTACCGGCCGGTCCAAACTTCCCGGATCACATGGCCGGAAACGGCGTCTACCCAGCCAGAGCCGTAGCCCTCGCGCCCTCGCTCGTCAGTGAAAAGAAAATGAACGTTGCTTGGGACATCCGTGGCGCGGCCCAAGTGGTGCCCAAGATGCAGCCCACCCGGCTGATCCACCAGCTTTACCGGCGTCCGCCCTTTAACTCGCTCGAAGAATTTCAGGCTACGATTCCGGCTGAAGCCGTCCTTTTTCACTCCGACAAGTACGGTCGGATTATCCAATTGCTTTCGGGGGTTAGTCCTCACGTGGCAGGAGACTCGGGGGATAACACACAGCCGGCGGCCGCGACTGAGCCAACTAGCGTCAACGGGGAGCAGCCAGAAAATGCTCAGAGCCGGCCGTCGGTATTTTCCACTGCAGAAATCTGCGAGCTAATCAGCGCCAATATCAAGAGTGAGACCGCGCGCGCGAAGCTCATGGCTTACCTGCACGGTAAACACTTTCACCAGAAATGGTTCGGCGCCGCCATTAAAGAACTCGCCGTGAATGGCTGATGACGATTTATTTCAAGGCTATCGGTTTCCGCCTGGAACCTACGAGATCACCAAGCACCTCTACGGCGGACGCCACAATCTTTTTGCCGGTTCCTTCTTTCACCGCAAAACCGCTGTCCAGATGCTCTGGAGCGAGAAAGACGTGGTCTGGCATCCCTGGCTCGAGCGGGGCCTGAGAAGCTTCTGCGACTACAACTGGGTCACCTGGACCGGGCCGGCCTCGAGCTCCAAGACGTTTTCGGCCTGTATCTGCGCGCTGGAATACTGGCTGGAAGGGCCGTTTGAGACCTCGGTCATCATGTGCTCGACCACGAAAGACGCTCTCGGCCGGCGCTTGTGGTACTACGTCCAGGATCTCCATTCCAAGCTGAGACCTACCGGCTTTGGGACGGGCGAGCCGCTCTACAGTGAGTACATGATCCGCTGGAAGATCGGGGATAAAAAGAACGGGATCTTTGGGCTAGCCATCGAGGAAGGCCCCGTCGAACAGGCGCTCCACAACCTGATCGGCTACCACAATAAACGAGTGCTCTTAGTCATCGATGAATGCCAAGGTGTTAGGGAAGCGATTTTCAGAGCGTGCGACAACCTCGCGAAAAACCCGGAGTTCAAGGCTTTATTATTGGGCAACGCCGAGTCCCGTGACGACCCACATGGGCGATTTTCGGAGCCGGTGGGTGGCTGGATATCTGTTGATCCCGACAAAGATGAGCAATGGGAAACGCGCGGCGGCCCGATTAAAGGTCGTGGGTGTTGTGTGTTCTTCGACGGACGGCGCAGTCCAGCTATTACCGAACCGGGCGGCGCGGACAAGTACCCATTCCTCATCAATGAGGAGCAGATTAAGGCCGCGCTGGACTATCACAAAAGCGAGGACGACCCCCGTTTCTGGTCACAGTCGATCGGGTTCTGGCCGCCGTTTGGCTACGCGCGAACAGTTCTTGACGAGGTCATCGTGCGCAATAACCACGTCACGTGGTCTGCCACCTGGTACACGGATTTTCTCAAGTGCGCAGTCTTGGATCCTTCCTTTGAAGGCGGCGACCGGAAGGTCTTTCTGCCGTTCAAGATGGGACAGGTCACAACCGACACCGGCTCAAAAAAATGGCTGATCGAGTTTGGCGAACCCATCGAGCTCAAAATCTCAATCAAGGAAGCCACCGAGATCCATTACCAGATCATGCACCAGGTTGTGTCGATCTGCCGCTCGATGGGTATTCCGGCTAGCCGGTTCGCACTGGGCTCTAGCGGTGAAGGCGGCGGCCTTTATTCGATCTTTCGCCGGGAATGGGGTCCGGTCCACGGGATCGAGGAAGCGGGGAAAGTCACTAGTAGGCCGATCTCGGCGGTGAATCCTAAACCAGCCTGCGAAGAGTACGACCGTGTGGTGACCGAGCTTCTTTTCGCCGTCAGAGAGTTTGCGATCTGTGATTCCTTGCGCAACATGCCGGCCGAAGCCATCAAAGAGCTCTGCGCCCGCAAATGGGAAATCCGCGCGAAGTTTATCCGGGTCGAGACCAAGCACGAGTTGCGCAAACACTTTAACCGCTCCCCTGACTACGGGGATGCCTGCGCGTTCGCGGTCGAGCTAGCCAGGCGGCTGGGCGCTTACGCGGGAACCGAACTCAAGGCCGGCCCTGACCAGGTTACCCCTTACAAAGCGATGCAGGAGGAGTACGACAACATGGTCCTGGACGAGTCCATGTTTCACAAAAACTATGCAACGGTTGATTGATCGATCGACTGTTCCGCCGGATGGCTTTCGCTCGTTCCAGCCTGAAACCCGGATGTGGATCCAAGGCGGCGATTACCTCGACCTCTTCGTTAAGGTCAAAGCTCACCGGCTAGCTAACAATATCCCGCTGACCGCTCTCTGGGAATCGGAAGTCGAAGACCAGCTCTGCCGCTCGCTACCGCCGGGGTTCTGCAAGGAACAGCAGCCGGGCAAGTTGCCGGTTAACGTGACCACCCGGCTAGCCTGGAGCGATGTCGAGCGGGCTGCACAGGTTTTTGTTAACTGGGCTTTAGTCGGAGCGCCCACTGTGGGGCAGCCGGAAGCCGACCGCCGCGCCCAGATCTGCGCTGGCTGTTATTTGAACGTCGGGGGAGACAGTGGATGCCGGACCTGCGGGAGCGCCGTCAACTTCATTAAACGCGCAGTGGGCGGCCGCAAGACGGTCGCTGACCCGTACCTAAAAACCTGCGCGATCTGCCGCTGTTTCAACGCGGTCCAGGTTTGGTTTCCAGTCGAGCAGCTAGCTAAAGGCGTCACGCCGGAGATGGCGCCGCTCTGGCCGGACTTCTGCTGGAAAGGGCAAGCACTTAGAGAGGCAGGTTATGGCTGACGAAAGCGGGAGTTGGTTGGGGTTACTGTTCCAAAGTGTCGAGCCGGGCGGTAACGGGAAAGTCGAAATCCCCGAAACCCGGATCGCAGATTCTTTCAGTGCCCGCCAGATCGGGATGCGACTCCTGGATAACGACCGGCTTCGCGCCCGCGAGCGTGCACGGGTTCAAGGGCAACTGGACGGGAACCCCCCTTACGATCCGGCCAAGCTCCGCTCGATGGGCCAGGGCTGGAGAAGCAACCTCAACTTCATGGAGGGTTACGCGAACCTCCAATCGGTTAAGACCCCGTATTTCGCGCTGATTGCCTCTGTTCCGTACTACGCCGAGATCCGCTCTCTGGTGCCTGATGTCCAGGTTAACTCGGAGATCATTACTGAGGAGTTCACGGCGCTCATCAAACGCTGGCAGGATTTCAGTTGGCAGATGCAGAAGGCCCAGCAGGAGATGCTCAAATTCGGCGTGGGGCCGGTGTTGATGAGTGACCCCTACGACTGGCGTTTTCAGGCCCTCCGGCACCGGGAGCTCCTCGTCCCTGAGCACGTGCCGGGTTATCTCTCCGATTGGCCTTACTTCGCGATCCGCACCGAAATGACGGGAAGTGATCTCTGGGACAAGGTCCGGCCGGAAAACGAAGAACACTCTAAGAAACTCGGCTGGGATATTGACCTGTGCCGGATGGCGGTCATGTACGCTTCCAAGGATTTCTTTAACGGCCGGATCACCTGGGACAGCCGCAACTGGGAGTACTGGCAAGCCGCCTTCAAGAATAACGATATCTATATGAGCCTGATGGCTGCCCAGAGCCTGATGGTCTACCACCTCTTCGTTCGCGAGTACTCTGGAAGGATCAGTCACGTCATCGTCGCCGAGAACGCGCTCATTGACGGGTTCATGTTTAAGCGGATCGACCGCTACGAAAAGATGGAGGACATCCTGACTATCTTTCGTTCGGACATTGGTAATGGCGAATACCACTCGATCCGGGGCATAGGCCGGCTGCAATACCAGCACATCGAGATCACTAACCGCCTCAAAAACCACCTCTTTGATATGGCGATGGCGGGGACAGCGATCAACCTGAAGCCCAACACGACCAAGGCCCGCGACGAGCTCCAGCTGATCCAGATGGGCCCCGTCAACATTCTCCCGACCGATGTCGAGCTAGTCCAGAACCGCGTGGTTGGATTCTTGACTGACGCCATGACGGTGGACCGGGATTTTACAACCCACCTGAACGCAAACCTCGGCACGTTCCGCCGGCCAGGCGTCGGTTACGGCGCTCAACAGACCAGGCCCACGGCAACTCAGGTCCAGAGCGATATCGTTACTACCAGCCAGCTTTCCGAAGGCCAGATCGTCCTCCATTTTCTCGATCTCGATCTCCTTTACGGCCAGATGTACTGGCGGGCCAGCGATCCCAATACGCCGGATAAGGAAGCGCAGAAGTTCCAGAAAAGCTGCCGGGACCGCGGCGTTCCCTTGCTCGCCTTGCGCAAGATCAAGTTCATCCGTGCTAGCCGGATCGCGGGCTACGGTTCACCCCAAATGCGACAACTGCACGCCCAGCAGATGATGCCTTATGTGGGGATGCTGCCAGAGAGCGGGCGCTACAATTGGGTGCGGGACCAGGTCATCTCGATCACCGGCCCGGAGAACATTGACCGCTACTATCCGCAGCAACTCTTCCCGTCTAACGACCAATGGGAAGCTAACATTGAAAACGGCGTTATGGCGGCCGGCCAGCACGTGATGATCGCTGACGGGCAGAAACACGCGGTCCACGCGGACGTCCACTTAACCCAGATGGAGCAGCTCCTGCAGCACGCTGACCAGGTTTACAGTTCTCAGGGCTCTCAAGCTGCTCCGGCCACCGCGAGCCTTGGCGTGCTAGCTAACGTCCAGCAGTTTATCCAGATCTGCTTGCCGCACACTGAAGCGCATTTGCAGTTGTTGTCATTTGACCCCATGCACGCGAACGAGCTTAAAGGCTTCCAGCAGCGGGTTAACGGGATATCGAACAACATGCAGCAGATCACGGCCATTATCGAACAGGGCCAGGAAGCGATGCAAGCGACTCAAGGCGCACAGCAGTCGGCCCAAACCAAGGATCAGATTAAACTCGCCCAGGCCCAGAACGAGATCCAGATCGACCGGGCGCTGGCGGCCTCCAAGATCCAGAACCAGCGGATCAAAGCGATGTCGCAGATCCAGACGGCCCAGCAGAAAGCGGCCGCGAAAGTTCCGACCGAACGCCAGAACCTGGCCCAGCAAGTGAGCCGGGCCTCGATGTTAACCAATCCGATCCAGCCGGCCGGCGCACCACCGGAAGAACCAGGGGAAGAAATCCCGTTTAGCGAATGAGCTTACCAATACCACTCTACGGCGGGGCACCTCTCCAAAGCCCTGTCTACTCGCGCGTTGACGAGCTGAACAAACTCGATCCCGGAGCGGTCGTCGCCTTTTGGGACAACGTCGGCCTCATTTGGTATGCAGGCACGGTCGAGAGTGTCACTCCGAACCGGGAAATCGTGATCGACTGTCCCAACGGCGGCGGGGTTTTAACTTTCCGGCTGACCGATGTGCTCTCGCTCCCTGTCGGCATAATGGGAGCCCGCCCCGCTATTGGTCCGAGCCCGCCCGAGCAAGCTGTGGCCGCGGGACTAAGCACCCTGGTTTTTAGCGACGAGTTCGATGGGCCTCTGGATGTAGGCTTCTACACAACCGGGCACAAATGGAGCAGCGCCACCTGGTACGATCCCACGCCGGACCCGAGCAGTTTTACGATCGCTAACTCGGTCCTGACTATCACCGCCGATTCACAGCATTGGCGCGAGCTTTGCACCCAATGGCAGAACCAGCAGGGCGGAACGTTCTTTAGCGAAGCCTACTACGTCGAGGCCCGGATGATGTGCACGGATTGGTCGAGCATCTGGCTTTATCCCGCCGGCGCTCCCTATACGCCTTACGTAAGCACTGACCCGACCACCTGGAACGGCGAAATTGATATTATCGAGACTGACCAGTCGACCGCCGGTTTCCAAAACAAGATGACCTCGACCGTGCACGTAAACACGGGCGGAAGCGAGACCGGATGGGGCGGGATGAGTTACTTCACGCTGCCCGCTAATGGAACTCCCTTCGGAGAGTGGCACGTCTACGGGATGTTAATTGAGCCGAGTATTAACCTGATCAGCTTCTACTGCGACAACGTGCTAATGGGCACCATGCCCGCAGGGGTCTCTAACTACCGTCCGATGACTCTCTTGCTCCAAGCCGCGCCGGGTAACGTTAACGAGGGGATCGGCGGCGCTACTGCGGTGCAACCGCCCATCACAAAAGTCGACTGGGTCAGGGTCTGGCAAGCGTCAATGCCGAGCGGCTGGAAGATGGTTCAGGCCGTCACCTGGAAGACCTACACGGGTGGAGTGATGGCGGTCCCCCTGGATGTTAGCACCACTACCGGAAACACCTTAATCGTCATATCGACTCGTCCCGGCGGCCCTGTAACGGGTATCACCATCTCTAGCGGGCTAGCCAATTTCCAGAAGCTTGTCAGTGTGGCCGGCGCCGGGGGTTCAAGCAACGAGATCTGGTACGCGCCCAACATCGTCGGCGGCCCTTCCCCGGTTGTTACCGTCACTCTCCCGCACGGCGGCGCCATTGTTATCTATGAGGTGAGCGGCGGCGGGAACCCTGTCCCGGACGGTTCTAACACGGCGACCGGCACTGGAACAACGGCCAGCGTCAGCTTGACCACGCCCACGGCCGGCGACCTGGTAATCAAGTCGATGGAGTTAGACGCGACCAGCAACTGGAGTAATCAAGGCGAAGGCTGGGTCGAAGCGGTTACTCAGAACACCAATATCGTCGGCTATCAAGTGCAGCCCAGCGCAGGCAGTATTACGGGCACCGCGGTTCAAGCTTCCAGTTCGACCTGGTCAGCAGCGATCGCCGCGCTCAAAAAAGCATGAACTACCGTCAATTTCGCCAGGAAGAGGGGCTAAGGCTCGAGATGGCTACCTGGCTGCGTTCGCCTTTGGGGCAGATCGTGATTGCGATCCTGAAAGACGGCGCCAGGCCGAAAGACGTCCCGGCCGGTACGGAAGCGCTAGCTAGCGCCCGCTATTTAAGCCAACTCAGCGGTTACCAGGCATGTATCGACGACTTTCTTTCCCTCGGAGAACCACTCAGTAAAGACGCCGAACTCCCGCCGCCACAGTGGGGAGCCGACGAAGAGCGCGGAGACCAGTACCCCCTCCAAGCCAATCTCGCCAAGATGAAGGAGATCCAAGATGCCAGAGACCGTATCAGAGACGCCGCCGCAGACGCCGCCGCCGCCCGTAACAACTCCTGACCCGTTTCAGACGCCGAAGGTTGAGCCCAAGCCATTGGAGGCCCCGCCTGCCTCTAACTTCATGGCGGACCTAACGAAGGCGTTCCAGAAAGAGGTCGACAACGGCACCCAAC